GAACTTGCTAATAAGCAGTTAACAGATAAGCAATATAAGTGCCATAACGAGATCGTATATAGAGAGTCTCGATTTAACATAGATGCGGTTAACGGCTCACACTATGGGTACTACCAGATGCGTAGTAAGTCTATGCAAGGTAAGCCATATGACTATCAGTTCTACATTTATTGGTATTATGTATCTAAGCGCTATGGTCTAGATCATGAGATCCCAGATTACTGCAATGCACTACACCACCTAAAGACTAGAGGGTGGCAGTAGACTATGACCATGCCTAAGTCTAAAGATCCTAGAGATAGTAGACAATGGAGAGCATTGAGACTACGCATACTCCAGAGGGATAACTTTAGTTGTGGGTACTGTGGTCAACCGGCTGATACAGTTGACCATGTGTTGTCTATCAAGGATCACCCAGATCAGTCCATGTCACCAGATAACTTATTAAGCGCTTGCAGGCCGTGTAATTCACGCAAGGGATCACGCTCAGAAGCGAGTTTTTTAGGTAGCAAGTTCACCCCCCCTGTCTTTCCCGCCTTCCCCTCCCCAACACGGTCGGAAATCCACCAAGACAGTCCGTTCACAGCTAGACCGATCGAGAATTAACCCGATGCCAACCAAGCGATCCCAAGCGCTACGAGGGGCAACCAAGCCAAGACTTGAGTCGACCCCACTCAAGGGCAAGTCGAAGGTCGAAGATGTAATTGAGATCGCAAAGATCCTCAATGAGAAACTTTTACCGTATCAGGAGCATGTTCTTAAGGACATGTTGACCGTTGATAAGAAGGGCATGTGGGTTCGCAAAAGTAACCTGCTTTTAATTAGCCGGCAGAACGGCAAGACTTTTCTAGCGCGTATGTTGATCCTTACCCACCTCTTAAAGTGGAATACCGATGTCTTGATAATGTCCTCTAACCGCTCTATGGCTCTTGAGACCTTTCGACAGGTCGCTAATGCGCTAGAGAATAACGATCATCTCAAAGGGTTGGTTAAACAGATCCGTCACGCTAACGGCACCGAGTCCATTGAGATGTTAAGCGGAGCAAGACTCGATGTTGTCGCAGCTACTAGAGACGGAAGTCGCGGCCGCAGCATCAACGGCCTTTTATACATTGACGAAGTACGCGAGATTTCAGAAGAGGGCTATCGAGCTGCAATGCCTGTGACGAGGGCTCATGCCAATAGTCATGTACTACTAACTAGCAATGCCGGCGATGCTTTTAGTATTGTGCTTAACCAACTCCGTGAAAGGGCGCTTGATAACCCGCCTAAGTCTTTTGGCTTTTACGAATACTCAGCCCCTCAGTACTGCAAAATTACAGACCGCAAAGCATGGGCTCTTGCTAACCCAGCTCTCGGTTATACGATCACAGAAGCCGCCATTGAAGAAGCCATCGCTACTTCGCCAATAGAAAATACGCGCACCGAGACCCTTTGCCAATGGATCGACAGTTTAAGTTCGCCGTGGCCGCATGGCATTCTTGAGGAGACAAGCGATAGCGAACTTCAGATACCACCAGGCGGATATACAGTCTTTGGTTTCGATGTTTCACCGTCGAGAAGAAACGCCTCGTTAGTGGCTGGTCAAATCTTGCCCGATGGAAAGATCGGCGTGGGTATTTTGCAGACTTGGGAAAGCGCAGTTGCAGTCGATGATCTAAAGATCGCAGCTGATATCAAAGCATGGGCAGACCAGTATCGACCACGCCAGATCTGCTACGACAAGTACGCAACTCAGTCGATAGCCGACAAGTTAGCCAATGCTGGCTGTGTAATCCAAGATATCTCTGGCCAACAGTTTTATCAGGCTTGCGGTGACTTGCTCGACGGTCTCGTTAATCATCGTGTTGTTCATAACGGACAAGCGAACCTCATTCAGCAGATGAACAACTGCTCGGCAAAAGTGAACGATAGTTCTTGGAGAATTATTAAGCGGAAATCCGCCGGCGATATTTCAGCGCCTATCGGACTTGCAATGTGTGTCTCGATGTTAATGAAACCACAACAGGTAGCGGCTATTTATACCGAATGACATACATGTAGTGTATAATTGCACCCTATGGGTATCTTTTCGCGCAAACCGCTAATCGTCGAAGCGCAAGCAGCGCCACAGGTAATGGGCGAAAACTTACCCTCACTTTATAGCAGTCTTACACTTCGGACATCGCGCAAAGATGCAATGTCCGTGCCCAGCGTAGCCCGCGCAAGAAACCTTATCTGCGGAACTGTTGCATCTATCCCACTTGAGTATTACAACAAGCGCACCGGCGAAGTAATTGCAGCTCCGCGTTGGATTACTCAACTATCAAAAAATCAACCTTCATTCGTAACAATAAATTGGATCGTTGACTCGTTACTCTTCTACGGAGTTGCCTACCTTCGTATAACGGAGCGCTACGCCGAGGACGGCCGTCCGTCAGCCTTTGAATGGATCGCTAACTCTCGCGTAACTTATACAACTGATCTTGAAGGCATCATGATTACTCAGTATTATGTTGATATTCAACCGATCGACATGAACGATATTGTAACTATCCAAGGATTAGACGAAGGCGTGTTAGAACGCGCTGGTCGAACTATTCAAGCCGCGATCGACATTAACAAAGCTGCTTCAATAAGTGCAGCAACTCCCATGAGTTCGGGCATACTTCGCAACACAGGCGCGGATCTTCCACCAGCAGAAGTTTCAGGACTTTTAGCAGCTTGGAAACGAAGTCGCCAAAATAATTCAACGGCCTATCTCACTTCCACTCTTGAGTTCCAGTCCACACAGTTCTCTCCTAAAGAGATGATGTACACGGACGCAATTCAAACATTCAGTACGGAACTAGCCCGCGCGATGAATGTGCCGGCTTACCTCCTATCTAGCGAAATGAACCAGAGTATGACCTACTCTAACATTCAAGACGAACGCAAGCAGTTTTATGCAATGTCGATCGAGCCGTACATTCAGGCGATCCAGACACGCCTTTCAATGGACGACATCTCGACTTCAAACCATGAGGTGCGCTTTAGCGTATTCGATACATTCTTAAAAGAAGATCCTCTAGTAGAACTTCAAGTTCTTGAGAAGTTGCTATCTCTAGGACTTATTACAACTGAACAAGCAATGGAAATGACGGATCTAACTCCTAACGGAAGTGAAGGCATGAGTTAATGGAAACTTTATATATCGAGGCTGCATCTATTGAATGTAGCGAAGAACGCCGCGAAATCTCAGGCAAAATTGTGCCAATGGGTACAGGCGAAATTGGCAACACTAATCTTGGCGGCGTAGTCTTTGAAGCAGGAAGTATCGAGATAGATGATCCTTCTAAGATCAAGTTGCTATCACAGCACGATGTTAAGAAGCCTATTGGCCGCATGGTTACTGCAACAGTCCGACCAGACGGCATCTACGCAACTTTCAAACTAAGTCGCTCAACAGGTGGCAACGATGCACTCGTTATGGCGCAAGAAGGACTCGTTAGCGGTCTTTCAGTAGGTGCAGAAATTATTGCATCAGCACCGTCTCGCTCAGGACACACAGTTGTCACAGCAGCGAAGTTAAAAGAAGTTTCTCTAGTAACTGAACCGGCTTTTAAGTCTGCTCAGGTTCTTGAGATCGCAGCAGAGGAAGTAGAAACCCCTGTTGAACCAAACACACAACCAGAAAGCGAGGCGGTCGTGGAAAATACTCCAGACACCGTAGCAGCACCAGAAGTTGAGGCAACGGCTGTTGAAGCCGCACGCGCAACTGTTCCAGCAATGGCTTATGCAAAAGAGCGCATTGCACCAATTTCATCAGCACAATATCTAGAAGCATCTATCAAGTCTGCTCTAGGCGATGATGAAGCACGCCGCACAGTTCGTGCAGCAGATGATTCAACATCAACTAACACAGGTTTGACACTTCCACTTCACCTTAACTCATTTATCACAGACACCTTCTCAGGCCGTCCGTCATTTGATGCAGTAACGCGTGCGCCACTCGTAGAGTCAGGAATGTCTTTTACAGTTCCTCGCCTTTACACTCAGGCATCATCAGCAGATACAGCACCAGCAGTTGCAGATGTTAACGAAGGTGCATCTGTTACTGATACAGGAATGACCTCAGCCTATGACACAGTTTCGATTAACAAGTTTGCCGGACTCAACCGAGTATCTTGGGAATTAATTGACCGCAGTTCGCCTGCCTTCATGGAACTTTTGATGGCTGAACTTCGTAAAGCCTACGAAGCAGCAACAGACAAGGCACTTATCGCCGCGTTCACAGCTAACGGAACTCAAGCAACATCAGTTGCAACAACAGCAGCAGGACTTCAGTCATTCATCTCTGTAGAAGGCGCAGCCGCATACAAGGGTACTGGCGGAGACTTCGCTAACAAGTTGGTCGCTTCGACTGACCAATGGGCAGCTATCACAGGATACGCAGACACAACAGGTCGCGCACTCTACTCAGCACAGGGTGCAACACAGAACGCATCAGGAACAGCAGTTGCTTCAAGCGTTCGTGGAAACATTCTCGGAACTGATCTCATCGTGGATCACAACATCACAACATCAGGCCTAGTTGACGAGTC